CTTGGATGGGCCCTCTTCATCTTTAAGCTGCTTCATATCCTTCTGGAGTTCAATGATGTCCTTGTTGGTTTCTCCAAGGCTTCGTATCATTTGACCAACCACCTCATATACTCTAGGATGATCGGATGCAGCAGCCAATTCTAAAACACCATCAAGGGCAACATTTCCCTTTTCTACCAGTTGCTTTAGATTATCTCTGGCAAATTGATAATCATCGTCTTGATGATTCTCTATTCTCTTCTCATCAATAGTTTTAATGAGGGAAACAATTTCTGCTTGTATTACTTCGTCGTTTTTCATAAGGAATCCTAATCATAATCTAAGAAGGTGTAAATATTCGTTGCAAAGCCCCAGTCACTATTTGCAGCAACGTTATTGGCATCAACACTCAGGGATCTATCTGTTGTTGAAACTCCCCCGGAAGTAAATCCGGGCTGGGCATATACTTGTTCATAATTATTTGCAAGAGCAGTATTTGTATCTGGATGAATATTGACATATACCTTGTTGATAATTCCAGTTTCGTTGACTGGCCCAAAGAAACTTCCGCGAAGAGTAAAGTCAAGGTTCCAGATAATCATTCGAGTTGCTTCGAGGCCCTCTTCAAAATTGTCTTCAACATTCACGGCATTCAAGACAATCGGAATGTCTTGACTTATGCTCAATTTTGCATCCGGCTTTAGAGATACTGTCAACTCTGGAGTAAAATAAGGAAGAATTTGTTCCAGAACTGAAGACCCATCTCGTATATTATTTACAAAGATGTGTAAAGAAAATGATAAGTCATATGGGACCGGAGTGTATGTATAATATAATGTACTATTGCTTGTCCCCGGAGCAGCAATTTTATTAATTGTATTTAACTTGCGTTCCGACGCATAGCTCATACTCACCATATTAAAACACATTGCCGGAAGATTCAATCGTACTTGATTTTCTAAGTCAGGATCTCCCAAAAGTCTTGATTTATAATTTTGTTTGGGAGCATACCTAAGAGGAACCCCCACGATGTCATCGTCTCCCGGATTGTTTGCTCGGTCTATTCTTATATTATTGAATAAGGTTCCAAATGCAATAACATATTTTCGGATTAGATCATGTCCAAACGGAGCATCAGTCAACATGGTTTAGTACCCCCCGAACGGATCATCAGAAGAGAAGGGAACAATAATCGTATTGGCTTCGGCTTCGATCACTTGATTATCACTCCGAGTTGTGACATGAGTAACATTTGCCACTTCGGTCGGCTGATTTGTTGTAATTGCATCTAAGACAGGGATTCCTGTAGTGATTTGTATGTTATCAAACAGAGTAGTGGTACATCGAATATCATATAGAGGAAGCGATCCCAATGGATAGAACATGGTTTCGTCATTGACAAATAAAATAGTAAAAAGCTCATTGGCAGGAGGATAATAAATTAGATCCCCCTCATAGGGTCGAGACATATGTGGGAACATTTCACCAAATCGTCTTTGTGAAATAGAGAACGTGATTTCGTCAGCCATCTCCAATCCAAACTTGGAAACAAAATCCCCCTGACCCTCGAATCCATCTACATTCTTTACATACATTTCCAATAAACGAGCATATGTGAATGTGGGCTTGGTGTCTTCTCCATACAATTGGTCATCTTCGACAGAAGAACTTCTTCGCAGATAATAGCAATCCACACCATAAATCTTAATTGATTCTATGACAAGATCATCAAGAAGATTTGTTTCTGGTGTATTTGAATCGTTGTGATTAAAATATTGCGAGGTTGGCAAAATGTATCTCCCTTATGCTACATAAAAATCGACGGGAAGTTGCCATTTCAGATCTACATCCAATCTTAATCTTTCGAGGTTTGCATTTGCATCATCAACCATTTGCCGACCATTGAGAGTGATCCCTCCCGGCAACTGCAATCCCTCATACTTAATTAAATTCTGACCCCATTGCTGACGAAACATTTCTGTACAGTATTCCTTTAGGAACATATCATTCCACACTTCTGTATTGTTTTCACCTACTGCGGTATATGCCTCAAGTATAATATATTGTCCAACTACGGCATCTGATGACCAGTTCCAATCAATAAACAAATTGTTTGTGGCACGATTCCATCTTAAAATGTCTGGCTCTGGGCTTAGAATATCCTGCATCATTTCTAAGTTGCTCATCACCATCCAAAAATTCTGCATTTCCATTGCAGCCCCGCCAAAGGTTGCCATGTCATTGAGTCGGAATTGATACTCAATATCAAACATTCCGCTGGTTCTTCCAGATGCTCGGATCATTCTGGTGATTCCAAGAACGGTGCTGTCATAAGTAGAGCCTAATATAATTCTCTTGGCATCAATGTCTTCCTGTGTTATTTGATGTGACAGATATATCAATTCAGTTCCATCAAAATGATACTCTCTCCAAAAAGCAAGAGCATCATCAACTCGGTCTTCCAATTGAAGATCGTCCACGTTGATTTCAATTACTGGCCATCCGAGTCTTCGTAGGCAATAGGTCTTAAATTCTTCTCTGTTTGTAGGGGAAGCCATATACCAAATTACTCCTATGTATAACTACTTCTGACATCATGTCCAGTAGAATTTATTGTATACATGGAGCCCACCTCAACCGAGGGACTCACAGTTACAAGACCTTCTATTATTCTTATTTTCGGATTACCATCCAGGGTTGCATCTGTAAGAACAATTTCATACAAATATTTTCCTGCCTTTACTTGTGATGTCTGGACACTATTGGCGGAAATTGTTACTAAATCGGGGCCCCCCGTATGGGTTATCTGCGTAGTAAATGTAAGAACAGAATCAGTATGAAATGCACTTTGTCTTATTTGTGCATTGGCAAAATGATTGCCGTCCAGTTCTATTATATTGGAAGACTCTGGGCTTGGATAGGGAGTAAATCCCCTTGAATAATTTGCGCCCTGATCCATTACTATATTTATTGTTCTGCTGGCCATTTATCCACAATCTCCTTAATACTATTTAGTTGCCTGGAGGTTTTACTATAGGAATATAATAATCTTTAGGTTTGCATCCTGGATCATATATAGTAAATTTAATGGCATCTTCACATTGTACCGCATTTAACATACTATTATTAATTTCAAAAGCAGTAACATTTTCTAACAATTCAAATGATGCTATATGCGAGGATTCTCTCCCGCAAAATATTATATTTGTTTTTGGATGTAGATTGGAAACAATAATAGTATGTGTTCCGTTGGCAACAAATTGGGAATCGCTCAGAACGACATGATCTTCCATATCTTTTAATTTAACCATTTCTGTTTGATTTGTTGTTGTGTTGGCAATCACCGACATTTCCAAAATAGATAACCCACAATCATCCAAATGCCCAAATTGCACCTCATTAATTTGGCTTGGGGTTGGATTGTGTATTGTATACTGAATTTCTCCGGTCCCAGGGGAATATACATATAATGTCTTTTCGCTCATATCTTTTTGTTTCCTTTTGTTTTACTTATACTTTATGGTGGTGCCGGACCCAACAGAAACATCAATATTATATGGACCGCTTGAATCACCAGATGGAGATCTTCCCACAACAGATTGTGTTTTCTCGGTTTCATTTCTTATGGTAACTTCTCCCGGATACCTTCCTCCAAGATAACCCCCAATAATATATCCGGCACGGCCGCCTGCGTGGATATTTGGATTAGATGGGTTTGCGGGGGGTAGAATAGAAGAAGACCCGGGGTTTCCTAGTGGGTCATTTGCGTTTTGGCCAACCCGACCGCCGTCGGCGGCGGCTGTTGATGACGAGTCCGAGCCTATGTATCCATGTCCACCTCCACCTCCACCGCCCCCGGCAGCGATATAAGTTCGCCTCGACGGGCCCGTGGAGGTACTGGATTTATTTATAATTTCAACACTCGGAAGAACCGAACTATAAACCATTTCAAAGGCATTTCCCCCATTTCCCCCCGCCCCCGGAGCAAATTGGAGTAATATTTGCATTACATTATTTTCCTCGGATG